AAACATAAGAAATTGGGGTTGCGGGTGATTTTTCGTCAGTCAAGCGACGGGATTGAAATTATAGAAATCGTGGTTGTCGGGAAACGTGATGACCAAGAAGTTTATAACATAGCGGAAGAACGATTAGGGCGATAGTAATACTTAGAAGACCGGAAACGGTCTTCTTTTTGTTATGATGAAAGGGGGTGAAGGATGTGAAAGCAGAAAAAAAGCGTCTTGTTTATAAAGGCGGTAAACTGACTACTAAGACAATGTCTTATGTTCCTACTGAAACAGATGAAGTCGCGGAATCAATCTATTATACGCTAAAAGAAAAAGGGTTGACTGTTTCTAAATCGCTACGAGTTTTAGAAACAGTCAACGAGTTAATAGTGGATAACACTATCCTTTAGATTTTAAGTTTTCTATTGCTGTTAGAATGTATCCGTTTGTGTGGAGATTTAAAGCAACTGCACACGTGACACCACTTGCATCATCGTCATTGTATACGTACCACATACAATTTTCATTGCAATAAACTTTTTGAGCGTTTGTACTCATAAGAGGACAAAACAGCTTTCGTGTCATAGACATATCACCCCCTTTCGCGGATATTATAACATATTTGAGGGTTATTTGCAAAATTTTCAAATCGAAACGAGGTAAACATGAATAAATACACGTCAATCAGCGGGGATATGTGGGACGTGATTGCGTTGAAAACAATGGGCAGTGAAATGCACAAAGACAAGCTGATGAATGCCAATCGGCAGTATCGCACTGTTTATATATTCCCGGCGGGGATTGAGCTTGTCATACCGGAAGTCCCTGTTGAATCGGCGGCAGGGTTGCCTCCGTGGCGACGAGGTTAATCATGAATAATAACAATTACGCAAGGCAGACGGAAATTGATGTCACGATTAACGGCACGAACGTCACAAGTGATATTAATAGTCACCTGCTGTCGCTGACTTATACCGACACCGAGGACGAAAATGATGATTTGCGGATTGAACTTGACGACCGTGAGGGAACTTGGCTTGAATGGTTACGGGGGGCGAAGGGTTCAACTATATCGGCATCAATAATTCAACGAGGTGACGGCGACAAAGCTCTCGACTGCGGCGTGTTTGAGATTGACAGCGTGGGACATTCCGGACCGCCGTCTAAAATGAGTATCAGAGCAACCTCGCTCCCTTATTCCTCAACCGTGCGGAATACCACCACCACGAAAGAGTGGGAAAATATCGGGTTGTCGGCGATTGCAAGCGAAATCGCGGAGAATCACGGTATGGAGTGTATGTTTCTGTCGTCATTCTCGCCGACCTATACGCGGCGGTCACAAATGCAGGTGTCGGACGTTGTTTTTCTCGAAAAGCTGTGCAGGGACGCGGGGATTTCGTTGAAAGTCACCGACAATACCATTGTCTTATTTGACGAGCATGAGTATGAGCAAAGGGCGAGCATTAGTATGATTGTGCGTGGCAGTTCGGACGTTTTGTCGTGGAATTTTAACACCTCCATGAATGAAACAAAATACAGTGCCTGTCAAGTGAGTTATACCGACCCAAACAACGGCGAGACGGTTGAGTATACTTTCACCCCGCCGGGTGCGAATCCGAGCGACCCGGTTCTTGAAATCAATGAGAAAGTGGAAACGCGGGAAGAGGCTCATCAAAAGGCGAAAAAGCGGCTTCGTGAGAAAAACAAGAACGAGTATCAAGCGAGCTTTACCCTTGTCGGCGATGTGAAGTATGTGGCGGGTGCTACTGTGGATATTGCGGGTTGGGGGTTTTATAATGGGAAGTATATTATTGAAAAGGCGGTTCATAGTGTGGGGGCGAGCGGTTTTACTACGCAAATTCAATTACATCGTGTGTTAGAGGGGTATTAAAGTTAATCAAATTTAGTATTCTTTTTTGCTTGTGCAAAAAGAACCAAAAACACATGGGGGTTAGTTTATGGAAACTTCGGCATTAATGAATATCGTGCGGGTTGGGACGGTTTCGAGCGTGGATGCGGCAAGTCGGACGGCGCGGGTTGCTTTCACCGACAAAAAGGATTCGGCGGGGAATCCGCATATTTCCGCACCTCTGCCTGTTTTGAGGAATGTGCCTTTTATTCCGGCACAAAAAGTCCCGCAGCAGACGGAAGTATCTGACTCACATAAGCATGATGTGAAAATATCGCCGTGGTTGCCGGAGGTCGGTGAATTGGTTTTGTGTTTGTTTTTGCCGAATGGTGAGAGTGATGGTTTTGTGTTGGGAGGGCTGTGATTATGGCTGTTGTGGGTAGTTTAGGAGATATAGTGTTCAGCGTGTCGCCGAAGCAAGTAAAAACTTTTGATAATATGCAGTGGAATAGCTCCATGCGGTACGCGACCCATAATCGGCATTTGAAAGACCCGCTTGTCGAGCTTACCGGGCGAGACCCCGATACAATCACTTTTTCGATGACGCTCTCAAAATATCTCGGTGTTGACCCCGATGTTGAAATGCAAAGGCTTTTTGATAAGCAGAAAGCCGGGGAAGTATTACTGCTTATGGTGGGGAGTAAATCAGTCGGGCGGACGCGGTGGGTGATTCAAAAATTGAACCGCACGTTTGATTGGTTTGATAGGAGTGGAGCGACGCTTGCCGCGAAGGTGAGCGTTTCTTTATTGGAAAGTCCGGGTCGTTACGGCAATAGCGGCGATGTTATTCGGGCGGGGAAAATACGATTACCGAGTACGACTTATGTGAAAGACAATAATCGGGAGGTAAGATTTTTATGATTTATAGTGTAAACTTCGTCAAGCCCTCGGACGGAATGAATCCGTCCGTAGGCTCTTGTTTTACTTTTTCCCCCGCGACTGTTGAGGAAGAAATATTGCAAAATGTTTCGATGATTTTGTCAACCGTTCGGGGAACTGTTCCCCTTGACCGCAATTTCGGGGTTTCGGACAGATTTGTTGACCGCCCTGTTCCCGCCGTCAATGCGTTAATGCGAGCGGAGCTTTTTGACGCGATTGAAAAGAACGAGCCGAGGGCAGAGGTGGTTGATATTCTGATTGATTACGACAAAAGCGGCAAGCTGACTACGAAAGTGGAGGTGGAAATATGAATAACAGAATATTCCCGGAAATTAGCTTCGTTGATACCAATACAGAGCGGCTTGTGACCGCCTTGATTCGCGGATATGAGCGGATTGCGGACAGGACACTTTTTCCGGGTGACCCGGTGCGGTTGTTTATACTGTGGATTGCCGATATAATCATTCAAGAGCGGGTGATTATCAACGAATCGGCGAAACAAAACGTACCGCGATACGGTGCGAAGATAGTTGTATTTATTGAGTGTGATGAAGAGGCACGGGAAATTAAAATTATACTTCCTGAACACATACCGCCTACACTCTCGAAAGAGCAGTGGATAAAAATTAGTACAGCACATCTGATGGACTGTTTCCGAACGATGTTATAACTTTACCGCTTCCGTTTTTAGGGCAGCTTGCTTTCGAGTGGGCTGCCCTTTTTATTTGACAGTCATTCTGACAGGCATACTTTGAGAAATAGTAAGCTGTCTTGCATAAAATAATTAATTATAATCTGAAATAAAAAAGCCTTTGAAACCGCAGTTTCAAAGGCTTTAACGCTCGTTGTGGTGGAAGGATTTGAACCCTCGAATGACGGAGTCAGAGTCCGTTGCCTTACCGCTTGGCGACACCACAAAATAAACCGGTAAGCGGCTTGTTACTGCTTACTTTCCGGAAAGCTACGCAAACCCTCGGAGCGAGCAAAGCCCGCTCTTGGGAATTGCACCGCTCTTATTTACTTTCCAAACACTGTGGAACTTCCGCAAATATCACAAAATTTCGCGTCATCAGGATAAATGAACTCACTCTTATGATATGCACAATCCGCATTGGTGCAGATATTGATATGCCGAGCGTTTTCTTGCCCTTCGGACAAACCGCTCCCGCACTTCAAACAAAATTTTGATTCGACCCGATACGATTGATTTCCGCAATTTGCACACGTTTTCAT